GAGATTTGTCCAGAGCGCGGGGCTCCTTGGCCGGCTGGCTCCCCCAAAAACTGGCTCTGCGTGGCCGTTTCCGCAGCGGTTTCTGCGTCGTTGTCTGCGTCGTCTGCGTCGGTGTTTGCGGTCTTGCGTCGCCGTCTGCGTGCCGGTGGCTGGCTGGTCGGGTGTCCGGTGTCGGCTGCGATGGCGCGGGCGGCGGCGGCTTGGCCGGCTTGGGTGGCGTTGTCGCCGGTGAGGTAGGCGCGCATGGCGGCTGCTCCGATGGCTTGGAGTTCGGCTCCGAGTCGTGCGCCGGCTTCGCGGTTGCATGCTGCGTGGGCTGGTCGTGCGCCGTGGTCTTCTTTGCCGCCGAGCACTCGTGGTAGCCCAGCGTGATCTAGGTCCCAGGTGTCCCAGGGTTGGACGGGCTGTCCGCAGCGGATGCAGTCCACGGGGAGCTGGCCGGCCCAGCGTTGCCGGAGTGCGACCCATTGCCTGGTGGCGGTGAGGTCTGGCCGGGCCCGGGGTGGCATGGTCCTGATCATCTACCCGACCCGTTGCTGTTGGCAATCGTTCGGAGCCTCGCGTGCGCGAACGTGGCCGGGGTCGGCTACGTCAACCCCGCTGGTTCCTCCCCTGTTTAATCCTCCTGGTTCCTCATATTGGCACTGGACACCAGTGTCCTGTGCTACGGACACGGGTGTCCTGTGCCGGTGGACACCAGTGTCCTGTGCCAACTGGCCGGTAACGAAGTTATCCACAGGCTTGCACAGGACATATGTGTCCTGTGCCAGCGCCGATCGGCAACGGTGCCGGGGGCAACTGTCGATGGCTTGTGGTAGGTCTGGCCGGTGGTCTGGCGTGGCCGGCCACGGTTGCTGTCGGTGCTGTGGATCTGTTGCGTGGCTTGGCATCCGCACCGCATCCGCACCTCTAGCATTGGTTGGCATCCGGCCATCATCCGGCCAGTGTCTGTGAGCATGTGGCCGGCCCGACCAGGCCCGGACCCCGGCCACGCTCGGTGACATTCGGGGCTCATGGCAACGGGTCATAGACGACTGGCACGGGGTCGGTGGACACCCACCAGCGGGCCGGCATGGCCCCGTCTGCCAGCTCTAACAGGTCCCGCATGCCGGGGCTGAGCCGCATCCTGTAGTGTCCCCACGGCTCGCACGTGGACGGGTCGGTGACCCGGTATCGGTGCCGTGTGCGGTCGCATCCGATGGCATGCATGGTCAGCCCGAGCCCTTCCCGGTCAGGCACGGCCAGGTCGGTCAGCCAGATGAACGACAGCCACAGCCGCATCATCTGACTGTTGACGGTGAGGGCTTTGGCCCGCTTGCCTTCAAGGTCGAACACGCTCATGAGGTTGCCTTCGGCACCTATCTCACGCTGTGCATGCTCGCATGTGTGATGCCACAGGACTGGCAGGGTTTCGCTGGTCATGGATGGATCACATTTCCTTCCAGTTGACGGGCGCGGTTGCGCCTCCGCCGTTTCATGTAGTCGGATCTGGCTTTCTTGCATGGGTCGCAGCGGCAGCCGTATGTGGAGTAGCCGGAGACTGTGCCGTGGTTGGGTGCGGTGCCGAGCTGCCGGATCCCTGCGGCGTAGGTGGCACAGGCTGCCCGGCATTCGACGCAGCGGCATCCCTGCATGTAGCGGTAGCGGGTGCCGTGCCGGCCGGCTGCCTTGGGCATCAGGTCCGCCGGCCGGCACGGCCTGACGGGTCGGCCCACCAGCTCGGCGTGTACTTGCGGGGCGGGTGGGCGAGGCAGCGACACAGCACGAGCCATTCGGCCCGGGTCATGACGTACGGCTGGTAGTGGGGGCACCGGCCGCAGTAGCAGACTGCGAGGCAGTACCGGCCGGGCGCGTCATCCATCGCTGTCACCTTTCGTTGTCCCGAGCAACAGTTCATACGCCGCTGTCGTCTGGCCCGGGTGTCGGATCGTCAGGACCAGGCCTTGTGCCTTCAGTTCCTGCATCGCTCGGTTGACTGCCTTTTCACTGGCCGGCGTCACGGCTCCCCGCAGCTCCCATTGCAGGTTTAGCCATCCCCCGAAGTACACGCGGGGCGGCTGTCCCCGCTTGCCTTCGGTGTCGAGCGCGGTGGCGGCCATCAGCAGCAGCACGGCTCTGGCGTTGGCTGACAGCTTCGTGTTTCCCCGCAGCTCACGCGCTGCCGCCTTCACCAGCTTGATTCCCATGCTCATGTCTCCCGCCTCCGCCGTGGTGACGGTTCCAGAGCTTCGGCTGTCAGCTCCCGCACCCTGGTGCACCGGCCGCATTCGGCACCGACCCGGGACCCGTGCCGCAGCAGCACCCCGCAGGTCATGCAATGCACGTCGCCGGGCGGTTCGACGTTGTGGCGGACCAGTGCGGCGGCTCGCCGGGCCCGGTCCACGTGAACGGTCCAGCGTCGTTCACCGTTGGACGACTGGCAGTGCATGCCGGGCCGGGCCCCGCAGTACTCGCACGGGTAGGCGATGGCCACGTCTTGCCACCATGCGATGGGTGGCTGTCCTCTGGTCACGGCACGGCCTCCGTCATGTCTGGTCGGCTGCCGGGGGTCGGTGCCGTCAGCAACTGCTGGAACCGGATGAGGCCAGCCTTCGGCCGGCTCGCAATGATGGGGTCTGCGCCGGCCCAGCTCGCCGCCGCCCACAGCGCCCGCAGTTCGACGGGCCGCATGTACCCGTTGATTTTGCAGGACACGAGCCACGGCCTGCGGTCACTGCGCAGCGCCACGAGATCGGCCACACCGAGCGACCCGGCGGACCGGACCACAAGCCACTCGTGAGTCATGAGCCGCGCTTTGGTTTGCCGTTCGTGGTAGTCGCCACGGGTGCGGTTCGTCATCGCTCATCCGATGCCGGCAGCGGCGCGGGGTCGTTCCAGTTCCACGGTTCGGGCCGGCGTGCGTCGATCAGATCCACCACCCGGGCAGTGAACGCTTCCGGGTCGTCGGTGGTGGCGATGGCCTGCAGGGTCGCAGCGCTGGCCCGTGACGCGCCGGCCAGGTAGCCGATCCGGTACCACAGCCTGAGCTGTGGAATCCCGAGGACCAGGCAGCCGGTGGCTGCGACACCGATCACGGCAGCGGGCCAGTCGCGGCCCAGTAGTGAAGCGACGGCAGCGACGGCCATGCACACCGCCGGCAGTAGACGCCACGCGAGCCATCTCCGTTTCCGTACTCGCTCGTTGTTGCTCATGGCAACTAGTCCTCCAGTTCGTCAAAGATGGTGAGCTGGCCTGGCACCTGCTGCGGCGCGGGGTCATGGCTGGCGGCAGCTTCCTCGGGCACGAGGCTGAGCTGGATGGGTTTGGTTAGCCGGTTCACGATCAGTGGGAGGTAGTCGGCTTCCCGTTCGATGGTGATGCATTTGAAGCCCTCTATGACGCATGCCTCGGCGGTGGTGCCGCTGCCTGCGAACGGGTCGAGGACGGTGCCGCCTGGTGGGGTGACGAGGCGCACAAGCCACCGCATGAGGTCGAGCGGCTTCACCGTGGGGTGGGCTGTCTCGCCGTCTCTGGGGCGCTCTGAGGTCGGGGCCTTGGCCTCGTAGTGGAAGGTCGGGAAGAACCGGGTGGCGGTCATGCCCCAGCCGTCACCGGATGCTGCACCGCGCGGCTTGCCGATGCGGCTCTCACTGGTCCCGGTCTGCTGGTCGAGTTCGGTGGCCTGCGCCTCGTCCAGTACGACGTTCGTAGGCCAGCGGCCTGGGCCGCCATCCATAACGCCTTGAGGCTCACTGCCGCCATAGCCAATCGAGCCGTTGCGGTTCAATTCGCGGGTCTCGCGAAAGCCCACTCGGCACGCGTCGATGTTGAGTGCGCCGGTGCCGTGCTCCAACACCGTCGCGGCCACGGTCCCGGTCAAGGGCTTGCGGGCGACGACGATTGGCTCGAACGCGGGCTTCAGCGCGGTGCCCCAGCCCTGCCAGCGCTGCGCTTCGTCGGTCGCGGCGGCGGTGATATCGAAGACTCCGCCCCGAATGCCAGACGGCCCGAGCGCCTGCATCCCCGCTGTAGCTCCAGAGACCCCGCGGCCGACGACGGCACGCTCTAGCCGCTGCCAGTCCTCCTCCGAGAGATGCTCCTTGAACCTCTCCCACCAGGCGTCGCCTGGCGAGTGCTCGGCCTTGGTCCAGTCGTGCAGGTTATTGCCGGGCACATCCAAACCCAGATCGATCGCGGCCAGCACGTAATTGCGACGCTGAGCCTTGTCGATCGCCTTGGACACGTCGAGGGACTTCGGGAACCCCGAGCCGTACAGCCACGCGATCGAGTCGCGGATCTCGAACCCGGCATCCTCGACCGCGGACGCGAGCCGGTGCCAGGTGCGGGAGCCGCCGAAGGTGAGCAGGTGGCCGCCCGGCTTGAGGATGCGCAGGCACTCAGTGGCCCACTGCTGGCACCAGTCCTGGAAGTGGCGCATCCCTGCGACGTAGTCCCCGCCGTAGGAGGTGCCGCCGTACTCGACACGGCCTTGCTTGAACGGGTTGTGCGCCGCGGCGTCGATCGCGGTGGTGGTGGCACGCGCGGCGCGGCCGGGCTTGTCCCACTCTTTGCCCATGAACCCGAGCCCGTACGGCGGATCGGTCACAACGGCATCGACGCTGTTGTCAGGCAGGGAGCGGAGCACGTCGAGGCAGTCGCCGTGGTGCAGGGTCACCGCAGCGTCGCGGTAGTGCGGGTCCATCACTCGGGGCCGGGTGGTAGCGGCGGTTGACCCCACGGCACGTCGGGCGGCTCGTCGGCCGGCCACACCCGGAATGTGCCGTCAGCGTCGGTGTCGAACCGGGCCGCTCCGGTCTGCAGGTCGGTGAGGATCCGCAGCAGCCGGAACGCTTCGTGGCGGGTGAGAGCGTTCGTGGACTCCACCGGCCGGCCGACGATCGCTGAAAACATCTGCAGCCGTGTCTCTCGACTGTCGTCGGGCAGGTCACGAATCGTGGCGTAGGTGGCGAGGATCGCGGCCCGGGTCGATGCACCCACCATGGCTTCACCGGGTGCCGGCTCGGCTGCCGGTGCGACGGGCGGGCGCGGGTCGAACTCCGGTTCGGGCGCGCCGGCCGGTGCCTGCTCCGGCAACACTTCCTCAGCCGTTGCCGGTGGCACCTTCTTCCGGGGCTTGCGGCGGACGGCCGGCGGCGGCGGCTCGGGCGCGGGCACCGTGTCGGTGGAGTCGTCATAGCCGGCAGCCCACGAGTCGAACTCTGCAGCGGTGGCCTCATCGTCGGCCACGTACCCCATGCCCTTGATCGCGTCAGGGAACACTGTGCGGCCCAGCTCGCTCGTGGCCCGGGCCAGCAGCATGCCACGCGGGTATCGCTGCCAGACTGCCTTGTTCACCAGGCCAGCGGCCCGGGCCATGTCGATATTCCATTCAAGGTGGTACCGCTCGCCTTCGGGCCGGCCGGCCCGCAGCCCTGACACCCGGCAGACAGCGCCGGTGGCCTGGTGGACGGCCAGCGAATGCCCACCCCGCAGGATCAGCGCCCGCATCAGCTCAGCGCTCGGGCCCGGCCTGCCTTCGATGACGTGGATCGACGCGAGAGCCTGCATCGGGCCGATGCCCAGTTCGTCGCCGTACATGATGGCGGCGGTGACAACCTCTGGTTTGTTGCGCATGGCAACGGGAACGAACTCTGTCGATGCGATCCGTTCGGCGAGCTGGCTGGCGGGGATGAGTACGTGGATCCAGCGGACGAGCGCGCCCGGGTCCGGGGTCGTGGTCGTCGCCTGTGGCAACGCTGGCAGGGTCATGAGAGCTTCACGCCTTCCGGGTTGGGGTGCGCTGCCCACGGGGGGTGGCCGTGGGCAGCGCGGGCGGTTATTGGGGCTCCACGCCTTCGGCAACTGTGGAGTTGAGATCGGACAGGTCTTCGATCAGATGTCTCGTGGTCCGCTCGATCAGCCGTGAACTGCGGCCTTCGGCGGTACGGCCATCGGTGGCGTGGACCAGTGACAGCGCGACGTCATGGATGGTGTCCAACCTGGTGGCGAGATCTCCCAGCCGGTTAGCAGCCCATGGACGTGCGTCGGTCCACGTGCCGACCAGCCGATACGTCCACGGCTGGCAGTGGCCGGCCGGCGCACACACGAGATTGATTGAGTCGCCGGCCAGCAGCACGCGCAGCGCGTGGACTACTTCCCGAAAGTGGGTGCTTGACCACCCGTACTTGCCTTCAACGTCGGCCCGGTTGAATCCTGCGGGTGTTGCGGCTGCGAGATCGAACAACAGGCCTGCGTCATCGGTGGCCTTGCTCATGACTGGCCCCCAGACAGCCACGCGGCCAGCGACTCGTCACTGACGCCGCCGTGCTCTACCAGCGACTCCGCCAGGTCCAGCGCGGCCCGCACGCTGTGGATGGTCTCGCGGGCCATTTCGCGCTCATCGTCGGACAGCGTCACGTCGCCAGCCTGCAGGCCCCGGATGAGGTCGCCGGCTTTGCGCTTCATCGCCATCAGGTCGGTCATCGCGTGCCACAACGTTGCCTGCGGCCCCGTTTTGCGTGGCTCCTGGTTCAGGTGGGCCAGCCGGGCACGTGACCGCGCTGCCAGCGCTTCGGCTGCAACGTCGGCCAGTTTGGCGTCGGCTTTGATCGCTGCGGCCATGGCCTGCGGGGATTCAGCGATCCGCAGCGCGGAGGCCTTACCTGTCCCGTCAGCTTCGGCCTGCGCTTCGATCGCGGCGCGCCGGCCGCCGTCATCTAGGCGCGGGTGGGTGAGGTCAGGTGGCCACATCAGGCCAGGCGCTGTGTACGGGTCACCGAGCTTGATCGGTTGAGCCTCGCCAGCGTCCACAGCGGCCTGCCATGCATCGTGGTACCGGGCGACGGTGTGCGGATTCGTTAGCCCGACGATGCCTTGGGCGGCCAGCTCGGCGCATGAAATACTGCTGTTTCCAGCAGTTTTTCCGGCCTTCAACGGCCTGCCCCGGTGCTCACCGTGGGTCAACGCGTAGATGATCGCGGCGCGCTCCCACTTTTTCGCAAAGATCAGCTTCCCCACCGACGTCAACGCGTCGATGGCCTCCTCTGGGGTACCTGGCAGCTTGCGCATGGTGCTACTTCCCTTCGGTTGCGGACGGCAACAGAGTGAGATTGGTGGCCCGTTCGATGTACTTCCCTGCGGCGACGGGCGGCATCACGTAGTACTCCGCATCACGGCTGGCGAACGCATAGATGGACAGGCAGTCGATGAACACACCCCACGAGTCCTCATCGGCCCGGACCGGGATCAGCTCCCAACCGGACTCGCGGATCCACAGCACCCCGCAGCGCTCCACCGGAGGCATCCGCATTTCGATGCCATCGGCAACCAGATGCGAGGCGTAGCGGTACGCGGCGAGCTGCAACGCCACTTCCGGGTACACGCCTTTGCCGGTCTTCCAGTCCAGCAGCCACGGCACCCCGTCAACCTCAGCCACCAGGTCGAGCGTGCCGGCGTACCGGAACGCTTCGTGGTAGACCGATGCCTCCGACGCGACCTCCCGCACATCGTGGGTGTCGAGGAAGTCGGCCATGTGCCGTACCCGGTCGGCCAGCTCGGCCGGCGGGTGGGTGGCGCGGCCTTCCACCAGGGCTTTCGCGTGTTCGTGGAGTTGTGTGCCGACGTTGGCGGCGGAGTCTTTCGCCCGGTCCGCCGCACCAGCGGCCTGTTTCACCCAGTCGGCCTCACCGAGCAATTGAATCGAATCGACATTCGTCGCGGCCCACTGTGCGGCCTGCCGGCCGTACCAATAGTTCAACGCGTTTTTCGCAATGGCCTTGTTGAGGACAGTGGTCGCGCCGGGAATCCTGGCACCGTCCAGCGCGTACACGTGATATGTGCTGCCCCAGGCGGTTTTTCTCTCGGTCCGGATAAGGCGTGAAGGCATGACGGAATCACCCCAACGGGTCGGTGTGGCGGGATTAGGTGGCTGGTGTTACGCGGTGCGGCGGGCGGCTGCCCGAGCCGCGCCGGGTCGGCGCGCTGAGGCTGCGGGCCCGGCAGGGGTTTGCGGCGGCTCGGGCAGGCCACGGTGGGAGAGCTCTACGGGCGGGTGCAGCAGACGGGACAGGGTGCGGATCAGTTCGTCGGACGGGGCCGGCGCGGTGGCCACGCTGCGGGCGACCCATGCATCAATCTGGGCGTCGATCTCTTCGGGTGTGGGCCGGTGTGCCATCACGGGCCCCTATGCGCTCTCAGCGTCGTCTACGGCCCGCAGGGCCCGGCCGTCGCGTCGCCGCGCCGTCTTCTCCAGGATCGCGGTCACGTCGTCGGGGCTGAAGAGAACTTTGGACCGCACCCACCGGGTGAACGGGAACGGATCCTCACAGGATGTGGCCATGTGCCGGTGGACGTAGGACTCGTGTACGCCGAGCAGCTCGGCCAGCTCGGTCACGTCCAGGTGGTCTACGTAGTGGATTCGGCCGCTGGTGTGGTCCATACGGACGGGTACGGATACGGGCATGACAACAACACCCCCAGGTAGCGAATTGTGGCGCTTGAGAGCTATGCGCCAATTAAAGTGGCGGTTTCGCTAGGTGGCGAATCGCCGTTCATTCAGGGATACGCGCCTGTCTGTTCCATGACAAGGGGGCCCGTGGGAATACCCCGACGACTTTCGGGTCCGTTAGTAACGCGTGTACATCGGTTGTGCAATGCGTAGTAACACATGCATGTCAGTTGCTAAGGTTTGGGGCTGGTGATACAAAAGTGATTTCATCGGTTCACCCCCAAACCGAGCGGAAGGCACCACACGCATGAGCTTCGCAGTCGTCACCGACGACACAGCCACCGACGATCCCTCCGACCTCTCACCCCTGCAGCAGCTCATCTGGTCCTACCGGGAGCGCACCGGCGAGTCGTTCGCGGTCATCGCACGCCGGGCCGGCGTGGCCCGGCAGACCATCAGTAAGGTTGCCCATAGCAACAGTGTTCCGCGAGTGAGCACGCTTGACGCGCTCGCCCGTGGCCTGCTAGTGCCCGAGAGCGACGTGTATGAGTTGGCCGCTGCCACTATCAGACAACGGGGTCACCAGTCACCGACTGACGGGCTGTCGGCGCATGCGATCCAGATGGTTCGACTGATGGAGTCTCTGTCGCCGGCCGACGCAGTGGACCTGCTGCGGCTGGCTCAGTCGTTCCAAGATGCAGTCCGTCGCCGTCGCCATCTTCGGTAGCGCTGTCGATGTTGGCGCTACCTACGATGGCGGTAGTTTACGACTTCACAACTGGTCTAGTCGGTGGTTAACTACCCGTTGCGCAGCGGTTGCGCATCGTTTAACAAGCAGGACACAGACCATTGCTGGCGGAGACGCAGCCAGTACACAACCAGGCGCGGGGGCCGATCCCTGGGGAGGAATTCCATTGCCTACAGCAACGGACACAGCGGAGGCGTTCGCCGCCGCGTTAGCGGAGTCGATACTCCACTGCCGGGCCTTCGGCCATCAGTGGGAACCGCAGTCGGTGGAACACAAGCGGAAACAGCGGGTGTACCACTGGCGGTGGCTGTGCGGCACGTGTACGTCGGAAAAGATGATGATCGTCAACGACCGGACCGGGGAGACGACTGACAACCGGTACGACTACGTGGAGGGCTTCCTCGCCACTGGCATGGAACCGGGGACGATGCGTCGGGCTGTGTTCCGGATGGAAGTCATTCACCGGATGGAACATGCGACGAAGGCACGCCGCCGAGTGCGGAAGGTGAGCTGACGGGCTCGTGGTGCAGCGCGTAGTAACGACGGTTGTTTGTGACAAGCATTCGCGTACCGGGTCCGGTGACGCACCGGCCCAGACGTACACGATCACGATCAGGAACCGCACCCGGGGCGGCCAGGCGATGACCCGGGAAGTGGATCTGTGCGGCGAGTGCGGCGAGCCGATCGAAGCGGTAGTAGAGCTGGTCAAGAGGTACGGGCGGAGGCCAGAGGCAACCAACGGCCAGCATGCCGACGAGTCGTGAGAGCGCTGGCGCTGCCGGCAGACCTCGCGTTGCCGGTGGCGTGGGTTGACCTGGCGGACCCGGCCGGCGATGGCGAGATCGGCCGGCTGGTCGGCAGTGACTTCCGGCCAGTGGCAGCTTCTTCCGGGTGGGTGATGTACGCGGCGGGAGACACGGTGGATCTGCCGGTGAACGTGCGGGCCACGTTCCTCCTGGCCGATCTCGGCTGGCCCCTACCCGGTGGCACAGAGGATGAGCCGCCGCTGGTGCAGTGGCTGCGGGTGATGGATGCCCTGCCCCGGGGGCCGGCGGTCATGCTCGGTGTGCGGTGGGAGAGCCTGCAGGGTGTTGAGGTCAGTGTGCCTGCGTGGGTCACCGGACACCTACCGGGAGATTGGCTGGGACCGGTTGCCGATGGCAACGGGGGTGGCGTGTAGTGGACGCTTACAGGTTCAACCGTGACGGGTATGGCCGGATCAGTCTCAACATCGTCTATGACGGCACGATCGGGGGTCACGTCGAAATGGTGGTACCGCTGACGATCCTGTCCGCAGTGCTCCATCATCAGGCTGAGCGGCACGCAGTCGATGAACCTCACATGGAACTGGCAGCACGGGACCTGGCGCACAGCATCGACCGGTACATGACAGCGTTGGCGGCTCGCCATGACTGATGCAGAGTTGAGCCTTGCCCGGGCGAATGAGTTGCTACGGCTGGCCCGGTATCCGTTGACGATGTGGGCCGGCGTGGCCGAAGTGGTGGCCGGCGCACCGGAGAGCACCACGCGCCACCTGATTGAGTCGATCGACAGGCACCTACGCCTAGATGATGCCGGAGGCAACTAGATGTCCGAGCTGCAGGGATTCCACTGTCCGGGCTGCGGCGAGCCCGCAGCCATGGCTTTGCTGCCCGGTCAGGCCTTCTGTGGCAACGAGGCGTGTGCCGTGCTGGCATGGAATCCGAACCGGACGCTAGCGGAGTTGACCGAGGACATACACAGGGTCGATCAGTCAGGGCTGGGTGAGTGATACGCCTAGGTCCAAGGTGCCGGGGTGGCTGTGGCTGGTGCTCGGTGTCTTGTGGGTGGTCGCCGTGATCGCTGCACTGTTGTTCATGTTCAGCCGGCTGTCAGCCGGCCCGTGGTGAGCGGCCTGCCGCCCGCGCCCAGCTCGATAGGACGAACGGCAGACCTGGCCACATCATGACTGAGGGGCCCACCCTCCATTCCCCCGGGGTGGGCCCCTCACTTTTTGGTTCAGCCGTTCACATCTTCCATGTCACCCGGATGAGGTCCGGATCGAACGCGGCCCCACGGTGCGCAGCTTTGTCGATGTGGATCGTGCACAGGGCGTCGATGACGGCCCGCTTCCGGTCCAGCGTCAACGCGTCGAACGTGGCCCGGGCCAGCTCCACCGGCTGCCCGGTCAGGCCTTCGAGCACCCGCACCGGCCGGATCATGTCCAGGTGCTCTCTGGCGATGGCGTCACGCCGGGCCCGGATCCGTACGGTGGCCCGGTCTACCTGGTGAGCGGTCAGCAAGCCGTCAGCGTAGTCGTCGGACATCTGGTCCTCCCGCGCCCGCAGGGCCTCATCCTCTGCCTGCAGCGCAGCGACCCGGGCCCGGTCATCCGGCGACCGCAGGATCCCGGTCGGTTCCATCGCGGCCAGCCGAGCCACGATGTCTTTCGTGACGGCCTTGTCCACGAGATCCATCCGCCGGTACACGTGCAGGTCGTTGCACTGGTATGCGACCAGCGGCCGGCGCTTGTCTCCCGGCCGACTCCGCACCGGGCCATCGCAGACGCCACACCGGGCGATGCCGGGCAGCAGGTACTTCCTGACGTTCGTCTCGCCGCTTTTGCGGGACGGATCCCGGAGCAACGCTTTCAGCGCGGCGTGTGTCTGCCGGTCGATCACGGCAGGCCACGAGGCATCCCCTACAACCTCACCCTTGTGGACACGCAGCGCGGCCAGGTGCGGGGACGCGAGCGCTTTGCCCAGGTTGGCGGGACGCCACACCCCGAACGTCTTACCGCAGTGCCCGCAGGTCGTGCCGTTGATCTCGCCAGCGTCGTCTACGTCATGCACCTTCCGCAGATGCGAACGCAGCATGTTGCCGGCACCGGGCGGCACCCAGCCCTCAGCGGTCAGCTTGACGGCCAGCGAGTTGAGCGACGCGCCGGCCAGCAGCTCAACCGCGAGGCCACGAATCATGTTGGCTTCGTCGGTGCGGATGGCGGTCACGCTCGGCTCATAGCCCCAGCGCCTGCCGCCGCCGTTGAAGTCTCCGCTGTCAGCCAGTTGCGAGTGCTTGGACCGGATCCGCTCGGTTTTGATCTCTGATTCCATCCGGGCGACCGCGCCCAGGATCCGCGCCACGGCCCGGCCACCAGGGGTGGTCAGGTCGATGAGGCCACCGTGTTTGGTTTGGATGGCGACGTTCTGCGCCTCCACCACGTCGATGAACTCTTCCAGCTCGGTCGGGCTGCGGTGTAGCCGGTCGTTGTGCCAGGCAAGTAAGTGGGTGACCCGTCCAGCCTCAATGTCGGCCAGCAGGGCCAGGTAGCCGGGCCGGGGCTTGCGGAGGCTGTACGCGCTCATGTCGTTGTCTGAGTACGCCGGTTCGATCACGGCCGGCAGACCGAGCCTGGCAGCCATCTCGCGCAGCTCGGTCTCTTGCCGTTCGACTGCGAGGCCTGCCCCTTCCCGGTCGCGGGACACCCGGCAGTACAGAGCCGTCGTGCTGGCCTGCGGTGGTTGGTCGTTCGTGGTGGTGGTCATGAGCTGGGCTGGCCTTCCGGTTGCGGCTGCCGTGGTTCGGCAGCTCGCTGCCACGCTACCACCCCAGCTCATACTTGGACGAGGCGAACTATCACCAAAGGTGGTTAAGCCTCAGAAGTCATGTGAGCAGAGCGGACACACCCACACCTGGTCAGCATCGTCTGGTGGCGACTGTAGACCGATCTCGGCATAGATCCGCAGGACGTCCCGCAGGAGATCGTCCGGGGTCGGCCAGCAATGCCAGCACTCGCCGCAGACCCGATACGCGCCGGCCGGGATCGGCTCGGCACCGTGCCAGAAACAGCCGGGGTCAGCCTGGGTGCTCATGGCCGCTGCGTGCCTCTGTGAGCCTCTGGCGCGGCCGGGTGTGTGGATGTCTCCGGATCCGCTGAAACTGGCTCTACGGCATCGTCAGGCTCTGCTGGCACGGCCACAGCAAGGCGCGGCGTAACCTCACTGCCGCCCGCATACCATTCGTTGCCCATGACCCGCCCCCTCAGCCGGCTGGTGGCGCGGGCACCCCGGGCCGATCCACTCAGGGCACCCGCGCCGGGCAGCAGATTACATCAGCTCCGGCGCATCCCGATGACAGCTCCGAGCAGTGCGAGCAGGCCACCGACCCCGGCAGTCAGTACCTGCCGTTCGGCTTCGGTGAGTCCGTCGCCGCCGCTACTGGTGGCGTGGATCAGCGAGGCCACCACGAGGATCACGAGCGCCAGCGCGAGTCCGATGGCCAGCACCGGCCCGGTCATGCTGGCCGCGCCCGTGGTGGCGGTCGTGGCGGTGGCTGCGCTCGCGCTGGCTGGCAGGTTCTCAGTCGCCTCTGCGGCCCGGTAGGAATCGGCGCGTGCGTATCGCAGAATGTTCTCAGCGCTGGCCGGCTGGCCCGGGACGCAGGGGTCATATACCGACTTGGACCAGACGGCATCGCGGGTGCCAGCCAGGATGCCTTTCGTGCCGGGGTCGAGCCGAACCATGATCGTGCCGACTGACTCGCCTCCGAGTTGGCGGGTCCAGACCTTTTCCGCGATTTTGTTCAGGTCGTCGTCTGTGAGTGGCATGTCTTCGTCTCCCTCTCCGGGTGCTGGCTCGCCTCCGCCGGTGCTGCCTTTCAGGTACGGGATCGTGACCCCGTTAACGTCCTCGGTCCAGCCGAGATAGTCATAGCCCCAGTGGTCGGTGGGCCAGTCCAGGTTCTGTGTGGACACGCTGCCGGATCCGGGCGCGTCGGTGGTCCGAATCTTGCCGCCTCCGAGCGACAGTGCGGCGTGACCGTACTGCCCGCCTTCGTAAAAGATGGGTGCGCCGGCCGGCGGGGACGCGCCGGGGTGTTTCACCTTCGCGTTGCGCCACGCGGTGATGGCGTCGGGTGCCCCGCTGCCGATCTCCAACCATGTCCGCGTGTACTTGAGACACATGCCGGGTTCGCAGGTCGTGTACGACTTCGCGTTGCTGCAGGCCTCATCAGCGCTCTGTGCGACCACGGTCGGCCCCTTCCCCGAACAGGTCACGTAGCCGGATCCGTTGCTCGTCCTCAGTCTCGGGATGGTCAAGGTCTGGCCGCAGGTTCGACAGCCAGTCTTCCTGTGGACCTTCGGCGTACGGGGTCACGGTCATGTTGCCTCCTTAGACGCGCTCATACGTCATGCGAGATCCGGTGTTGATAATTGCCGGGTTGGCTGCGTCCGCAGTGAACTGGGCGAACCGGAGTTGGACCGCACCGGGCGCGGTACAGATGAACGAGGCGGCGGCACGTGCGAGCGTGGCCATGCCGCCCACAGCCGGAACGCCGATCCCGGTGCTCGGCTGCGACGGTGACGAAGCGATCGCTTGTGCGCCGTGGGCGGTCCACGTGCCGTTGTAGGCAGTCGGCGCAACGTTCGTGTCCAGCCCAGCCACGGCGTGGGTCATGGTTCCTGCACCGGTCCAGCTCCAGCCGATCCGGACTTTCGGGTTGGACGATGCCGACGACATGAACAACGCGCATTCGATGGCGTACGTGGATCCGGCCAGAGTCGGGAAGGTGAACCCGGCCACGTCACCCCAGACGGCGTTCAGTGGACTGTTACGGGGGCCGGTGGCAACGATGGTGCGGCGCGGGCCGGCCAACAGGGCGTCAATCTTTTCCGCGAGCGCTTGGATCGCGGCGGCACCTTCGGCCACCGGGTCGGTGGGCAGCGGGTACGGGTAGCCGTACGGGGTGATGGCCATTTAGCTTCCTCCCACTGACACGAGATCGCGCCAGTCGATAGCCGGGTCCATTTGTTGCCACTGCCAACTATCGTCCATCTGCTCCCAGGTCAGCGATGCGCCGGCAGCGCTGGCTGGTGCGACGGCCAACTCCAAGGTCCATGCGTCGTCGTACTCATAGGTGCCGCCTTCCAGCCAGGTCGCCAGTGAGGCACCGATCGGGGACCATGCGGGCAGCTCGGTGACTGTGACGGGCGCGGCGATGCGCCTGGTGGAGTCGAGCAGGCTCAACAGATCCTCTGCGTCGCCGCCTCCGACCAGCGTGTCCCACACCAGTTTCGGCACAACCCACTCTGAGTGCCGGTTGCGGGTCAGGATCCGGTCGGCCAGGTCGATGGCGGTGGGCTGGTCTGCGAGCTGCGTGGACACGCCGAGCCGCCGGTACCCGTACGCCTCACGGGCCGGTGAGTCTTCCCGGATCACGTGCCGCTCGGTCGGGTCGGGTGCGGTCTGCTCCCACCAGGTCAGGTCCACCACGGTTATGAGCGTGTCGGTGTCGATCCGCATCCGGGTCGGCTCCTCCAACACGTCGCACGCGGACAGGTGCAGCGCGTCGGCCTGGTTCACGTCGGCAACGATCTCGACCAGCCCAGAGTCAGGGTTGAGCGCGAGGATCAGCAGCGCATCCCGGGCTGACGGGTCCTCCATCCAGACCTCTTCAGCCAGGTACCAGCCGGTCCGCAGCCACGCCACGCAACCGAGCGAGTCGGCCAGTTCCCGGATCAGCCCTAACGTCGGCTGACTGTCTACGTCGCGTGCGGTGAGCTGCGAGGTGGCCCGGGCTGCCGGCACGGCCACGGGCGGGATGCCGGCCGCTGTGGTGATGCGGGCGGATCGGACCGGGGCTGCGTCTACCGGCCACGGCACGTCACCGATGTAGTGGTGTTCTAGTTCGGACAGCGCGTCGGTGGCGTTGCACTGGGCAACGACTCCACCGTCTGCACCGGGCATCATTTCTACGTCGGTGATCCGGCCGGCGAACACTGGCACGGTGCGGGTGGCGACCTCATCGCGGGTGGTCCAGATCTCGAAAACGTCAGTCCAGACCCGCAGCGGCAGCACCGGGGTGTACCCCATCGCGGCCCACGGTTCGGGGTGCGATGTCCATGTGCCGGGGGTCGCGGCCCAGCTCAGCGAGGCGACAGAGGTCAGCACTTCCATCCCCATGCACGGGTAGCCGGCCGCAGCCATGTCTGCGGTGACTTCCACGGTGGCCCAGTTGCTGCCGTCAGCGACGATCACCGGGCCTACTGCCGTGCCGGCTGTCAGTGTCTGGGTGGCCGGGTCGAGCGCGTAGGCACGGGCCTGCATCCGGGTGCCCATCGGTGCCCGCACCCCGAGGACCCGCCGCAGCGGCCCAGCTTCCTCCACGGTGGGGACTTCGGACCACATCGCTGAGTCGATCGGGCGCGGCAGGTACACCATGCGTTGGGTGCCGTCAGCAACGGTGATGTCTACGGCGCACCCGCCGCCGCTGTAGTGGCCGGCGGCGAGGTTGGCGGGGATCTGCCGCAACTGCGCTGTCGCGCCTCCGACCGGGTACACGTGATCGTGCGGCGTAGCGGACGGCACCAGGTCGGCCGGCCAGTTCATCCACGGGTCATCGACCAGGTTTTGTCCGCTGGCGATGGCGTAGAGGCCTGCGGCTTGCACTGAGACTGTCGCGCCGGGCGCCAACAGGTCGGCTACGTCGGTCCCGAGCGCCGGCCGCTGCGTGACCTCGAAACTGCACGTGGACGGGTCCGGTTGGCTTTCGGTGGAGTCCCTGCCCCAGGCAACCTTCAGCCCGGTCAGCGCGACGGGTTGGCCGGCCACGGCTTGTGCTCCGGTGTCTGCGACGCGTACGCCGTCGATGAACAGGATGCAGCTCACGGTGTCTACCGGCGCGGCGGCTCGTGGCTGTGCGGCACTGACAACCAGCTCGGTCAGGCTCATCTGTCGATCGCTCCGATGCGCCGGCCCCTGCGCCGTAGGATCCGCTCGATTTGGCGTGCGGTCGCGTCGGCATCGACCGCGCCTTGCACGGTGATGTACACGCTGCCGCCTCCGGCCATCGCGGCACGGCCCATCGTCGGCGAGGCACCGAACATGCTCGGCCCGAGCGCGGGTGCCATCCCGGGCGCGGACTTGCCGACACCCGGGATTTTGATGCTCGGCACGTGGATGCGGCTCAGCCAGTCAATCAGCCGCTGCACCGCAGCAATCGCGCTGTCGATGGCTGACGTGATCCCACCGAACGAGATCGACGGGACATGGATCCGGCCGAAGATACCGATCAGCGACTGAACCTTGCCGATCACGCCGTCTACCACGCTGCGGAGCGCGCCGAAGGCACCGGCCACGGCCGACCGGGCGGCATGGGCAGCGGAGCCGACAGCGGACATGGCCCCGGACCAGACAGACCGGATGAACGACGCGACCGACGACGCGATGCCCCGGATGGCGTTGAACGCAGCGGACACGGCAGCTCTGCCGCCGGCGGCTTGCGACCGTATGAATCCCCACACTGCCGACCACACCGAGCGGATGAAGCTACCGACTGCCGACGCCACGGCCCGGATCGCGTTGAACACGGCCACAACCTGCGCCTTGTGTTTGTTGGCGAACGAGGACAGCGCGCCAAACACAGCGGACCACAGCGCCTTGACGATCTGGGCGACGACTCCGGCGATGACCCGGATCACGGTGAACACAACAGTGAACGCGAGCTGCCAGGCTTTCAGGAGGAGGCGCAGCGCGGCGAACATGACCGTGAAATAGCCTTTGATGACTGAGGCAACGACCCGGGCCACGGCGCTTATCACGTTCCATACGGCGCTGGCGACCGCAGCGAACACCTTCGCGGCGGCACTGATGGCCGACCACACGGTGCGCCACGCGGACACGATGAACGAGGCAACGGCTTGCGCTGCGACCTTCACTGCGGCCCAGACGGCCAGCACGATGGACCGGAACGTCTCCGATTTCTTCCACAGGATCACGAAGGCGGCAGCGACCAGCACCAGCCCGGCGATGATCCAGATCAGCGGGAAGCCCAGGAACGCTGTGTTGAGAACCCATTGGGCGGCGGCGGCTGCCAGGGTGGCCGCGACGCTGGCGACCATTTTGGCTTTGGAGGCGACCCACGCGGCGGCTTCCATGGCCTTCAGCCGGATGGTTATCCCGACTGTGGAGTTGGCCAGTTTGGTGGCGGCGGCTGCGATGACCTGGCCGGCGGCATAGACCTTAAGGGCACCGTTGACGGCCAGCACCACAGCGACCAGGCCAGCGAGCACACCAACCAGGGCTTGCACTGCCCCGACGTTGGCCTGGGCGAACTTCGCCATGTCGGCCAGCGCCTGCGAGGCGGCTGTCATGGCCGGCAGCAACGCCTGCCCCAGCGCGGCCTGCGCGTCTTCCCATTGCGCGGTGGCGATCTGCTGTGCGCCTGCGGCACTGTCGGACTCGCGTGCAAACTGGCCGGCAGCCTTGGCTGACTTGCCGTAGATCTGTTCAAGGATCACGGCCTGCTTCGCTGTGGCGGCGGCGGACCCGGACAGCTTGTCTTGTCCGCGTTTGGCCAGCTCGGCGTTCACTGCCGCCATGTTCAGACTGATGCCGTACTTTTCGAGCGGGTCGAACTCGCTGCGGGACACGGCAGCATTGATGGCTTCGATGGCCGACGCTGTAGTGCCTCCGAACGTGGCCGCGAGATCGGCAGCCCGGGTCATCAGCTTGTCTGTCTCGCCGGCCGCCTGCGCAGCAGACATCCCAGCGGCCTGCAGCGCCGTGCCAGTGACAGCGGCGTACTGCTGGTAAGCGGACTGGGCGATGCCGAGCCGCTCGGCGCTGGTCTGGCTGAACTTGATCACAGCAGCCGACTGCGACCCGAACACCGATTCGACCGCGCCAGTTGCCTGCTGCAGATCAGACGCAGCCCCGAGCGCATGCTTGCCTAGGGCAATCAACGCGCCACCGACGATCGCGGCGGGGATGGCTGCCTTCCCCATCCCGGAGGCGAACCGCTCCACGCCGGTCGCGGTCTGGTTGAGTCCCTTCTGTGCCTTGCTCGCGTCCGCGATGATCTGGATGGCGAGAATCGCTGGCCGTCCCATCAGATCCTCACTTCCGTTTCAGTGCTCGTGTCTCACGGTCCTGCGCCTCTGCACGTTCGGCCAGCAGCTCCAGCACTGTCGCCAGTGTCGCGTCGTCCACGTCCCACCAGTGCGGCTCCGGTATGACACGCTCCGACATGACAGCCAGCTCACAGATCAGTCGGGCTCGGGACCCGGCTGGGTAGGGTCCGCATCTTCGGTGCCTACAGCAACGGCCTCCAGGATCGTCTTCTCCCACCGTTCGTATGTCTCATCGGCGGGGATCGCTTCGGTTCGCTTCGCGGCGTGCCACGCCACGAACCCGGCCCACATCACCGGGGCATCCTGCGCGGCCGGCCACTTCTGGCGCTGCGCGGTCCGGTCCCACATCACGAGATCGACGTGGATCGTCTGCAGCTCCAGAATCTCGGGCGAGGCAGGGTCGCCGCGCAGCACCCGGATGCGTGGCGCGGTCAGCTTCACATCAGACACGGCTTCTCACTTTCCTTTGACTGTGGCAATGACTTGCTTGACCTGCCGCATGTAGTACTGCAGCCAGGTCGGCTCGGTGTCGGTGGCTGCCCGGCTGGCGAAGAAGGTCGCAGCGATGTTGCGCCGTGGCCAGCCCCAGTGGATCGGGCCGGCGTACGGGACACGAGCGCCACCGGCCCGCACAATCGCCCGTGTCTTGGCCTGTGAGCCGCGTACGGACCCGGCGAGGGCACCGGACACCTTCGGTGCGTTGCTGGCCGCTCGTGCCGCCACGATGCGGCTGACGGTGGCGTGGATACGTTGCATGTCTCCCAGGTCGTCTCCGGCTTTGCGGAGTGTGGCCCGGAGCTGCCTCGCACCTTCGACACGCACGATGGGGCCGGGCATGGGCTACCGTGCCGCAGCCTTCATGCTCTTAGCGACGGACTCCGGCGCGGCGGCGGCGGCGGCAGCGCCACCAGGGGTGCCAGCGACCAACGTCGGATCTCCGACGAACGCCCATTCGAAATCGCTCGCCATGTTCGTGCCGTAGTCCTCGGTCGATCCCACGTCCAGCGGATCCAGCACGATCTGGCCGGTGACTGTCGCGCCTTGCTCAGTGTTGGGCGTGTAGGTCAGGTCCACGGTTTCACCCTTGTGGGTCCACGTGTATTCAACGAACCCGCCCGTGTCGAGATCCTCCAGCATGGTGCCGGAGATCGTTGAACTGTAGTTGCGGGCACCGGGCACCGTGTCGCCGCACAACACCTTCAGGTCGTCTTCGGTGTCGGCCGACCACGCGACTACCGCGTTCTGCACCTGGCAGGACACGTCCATGACGCTGGCGGTCGGACCGACAGTCAGTGTGCCCGGACCTAGCTTGGTTACCTTCGGAGGCATCGACGTATCTCCCTACGTGCTGAGTGTGTAGCGAAGCGCGGGCATGGTGGCGCTGTTGTCAACGGCAACCAGTGAGGCAGGTTCGACCAGTTCGACGTGACCCACTTTCGTCAGTGCCAGCCGGCACGGTTCACGTAGCGAGTCTTCGGCCACCGCAACCGTGTCGGGTGTGCCGGAGGGGACGACCACGTAGACATACCAGCGGTGCTGGTCAACGCAGGCATTCAGCCAGGTCGTGTCGCGCCACACCGGCCAACCGGACCACGCCTGCCAGCTCCCCGGTTCCAACTCATAGGGGAATCCGCTGACGGGAACCGTTTCGGTGCCCCAGGCAACCTCCACGGTGGACAGCACAGCGGCGATATCGTCACGGATCATCCGAGCACCATCCGGCGGTAGGCGCGCTGGTGATATTCGATCTGGCTGTCGAGCCACGGCACCCGGGTTGGTGAGAACTCTGCTGCGTCGGGGCCCATCATCCCCAGCGGCATATTCTTCAGCGCGACCTCACGTTGAACCATCCGCATAAACGCCATGGCCAGTGCCGGCGGGTACGCGGCCGGGTCGGCCGGCACGGTGCACCGGGCTGCCTCATCCTCCACTGCCGCGTCATAGATCCGTTGGAGGTCCACGTCCGACACGCTTGCCACAGGCAACCGCATGTAGGCGCGAACCTCCGCCAGATCTGGCCGGGTCGTCATGGCGTCTCTGCCGTTACCGGCGCGGCGAGCGCTTGGACTCGTCGGCCGCAGCGGCCCCGGCCCCGGTCGGCACCGGAAGCCCACTGGCCTTCAGGAACGCGGCCGGCTGCAGCACAACGAAATCGCAGTACCCGGCGTAGCCCACGAGCTGGCCCAACACGTTCGGCTCGTCCACAGTCAGGAATCCTTCGATGTCCTCCCAGAACTCAGCCGCCTCCGCAAGCCCGACGATCAGTGTCTGCGGAGCAAAGTGCGGATCCAGCACCGGCTTCAGACCGAGCACGTCGCCGCCACCGGTCAACGGCAGGTTGAACGCCGGGATCCCGGTGCTGGTGCGGGATCCGCCCAGACCAGACCAGACGTCGGTGCTCATCCAAATGGTGTCAATGACGGCATCGTTGGAGATCGTGAGGATGTCGCCGGCAGCGTCCCGCAGGAATTTGTCTACGGCAGCAATCGAGTAGTCCACCAGCGGAGCGGTGGCGGTGATCGCGGCCGGGAACTCTGCACACGCGTCGTTGTCGGTGCGCCGGCCGTACATGCGGGTGAAGTCATCGAAAATGACCTGCAGGATGCTCGGCTGGCTCCAGCGCAGATCTTGCTTGGAGATGTTGACGTGCCCGGCCCACGTGTCGAGCGACACAGCCACCGGGTTGATCTTCATTTCCTGCGAGGCGGTCTCGGTCTTCTCTGCCGTCTGCTTCTGCACCTCTACGTGCTGGTCCACACGCGGCCGGTCGAACTTCATCGCCGGGGCCGGGTGATTGGGGACTGAGGCAATCAGCGGCCGGGAACCGTCCAGCAGGTTGATCAGCGGTTCAACGATCGGCCGGGGGATGATGCCCGGGTTATCGTCGGTCGTCTGGTGCGCCGTGGCCCGTTCGATCGCGGCGATGGCCTCCGGATCCTTCTTCACCAGCGCCCGGTGCAGGGTGGCCGCGTAGTGGCCGGCAGACGGGAACTCCCTGCAGATGTCGTACTGCGGCGGCGGCTCGTTGACCCGGATCGCGGTCGGCCGGGTCGGGACCTGCGCCCGGATGGTGGCGACCTTCGCGGCCTTGTTCGCCAGCTCCTGGTGCCGCTCGATCACCGGCAGCAGCTTGTCGCGCTCTGCGTCCTCACGGGCGATGGCCAGCGACTCATCTTCGGTGAGGTCGCGGCCTTCGTTCGCCGCAGCCTCTTCGATCTCCACGATGCCGCGAGTGATCTCGTCGGCCTTTTCGGTCAGTTGCTGCAGGTACGCGCTCACGGTTGCTCCCGGCAATGATCCAGACAGAAGGGTAGGGATCAGCCGGGTGCCATGGGTCTTACTTCCGGGCGATGGGTGGCGAGCGACCTAGGCTCGTGGTGCATCGCGATACCGGTTGCCTCTAGGGGTGCGGCGTACTAGGTAGATGTTGCATCGGGCAACGGGTACTTGTCCAGCCATGCGTCAAGCAACGGGGTGGCGGATCCACTGCTCAGCGCACGCAGCGCCAGGACTTGCGCATCAATGTATGCCGGGTGCTCGGTGATCGCTGCGTGAATCGGATGCACCTTGGTGCGCCACACGATGCCGTCAGCATCTTTCCGGCTGGCCCTGACAACGGCCTTGACGGACACGCCACGCCACTGCCTGGTTCGCACCTTCGCCAACAGGTGATCCCCGAAGCTTGACTCATCGACCACAAACGCGCCGTACGCGCCCGAGTCATCCTCGGTCAGCTCGGTGGCCCGGCCCACGTCGCGCCACGGGTCATCGGAATGCCCGGCGGTCAGCGCCATCCTCATCCGTTCGGTGACGTGATTCCCGATGGCTTCGGACATGGCCCCGGGGTCGAACCCTTCCCGGTACGGCCGGCCCCAGTCGCCGGCCGGGGTCATGTCACGCACCATGGTCGGCACCCCGTACGGCACCAGCCGCAGCATCAGCGTTCGGCCTTCGGCCACGTCCATCAGCTCGGGTTCAAACGAGCGTTGCACCGTGAGATTCATTGCATCGTCTCCCTATCGGACCGCGCCGGGTGTCAGCTCCGGCACACCGGCCGGCGTAGACCCTGCCGAGATCGCGGCGGCATGCGGGGGACGGTTGAGCACCGACCGGGCTTCGTCTGCGGTGAGGATCCCCGCACCGACCAGCGCGGCGAGCACTTCGGCGGTCCCTTTCGCGTCGGCCCGCATCCGGCCGGCATAGTTCCAGATCACTTCGATGCCACGCGGCATGAGCCACTTCGTGTAGCTGGCCGACAGCGGCCGGGCGTAGCGGTCCACCGAGTCACGAACGAAATCGATGTCTGCCGTTTCAACGTTGCTGTAGGTCATGGTCGGGCCCTGCAGCCCGAGCTTCCACGGCGGGATCCCCAGCAGCATCGCAACCAGCTCGGCGTTCCACGTGCGGGACTCCACCAGTTGGGCTTGTTCGGCGTTGCTGACGATCGGGGTCAGCGTGTACCCGGACGGCAGGATCACCGGTTCCCGGGTGCTGGCCATCGACCACCACTTGGCTTTCAGCTCATCGGCCTGCGGCTGGGTCAGGATCTGCGGGGACGTGATGACAGCGGGCGGCAGCGCGCCACCGGAGTAGTACCCGGCTGAGTGCGCCTCGCCCGCGACGACTCCACCGAGCCACTCGCCGTACTGCGACAGCACACCCCGGCCCAACACTTCGCCGGAACGGTTGCCGTAGGCAACATGTAGCAGCTCGTCGGGGTCGAACAGGATCCCACCAACCACCCACTGCCAGACCGCAGGGTTGACGTTGTCCTGCAGGATCCACACCGAGTCGGCAGCGATCGGCACCAGCCAGCCGGCCCGCAGCGTGCGGTAGTCCGGTTCCCCGTACAGCGCGAAGTGGTTGCCCCACAGGATCCCGTCTTCGGTCGCGGCCCACTTGTAGTGCCAGGCGGTCGTGTACGGGTCGGGGTCGGCCAACACAGCCGGCTGGTCTGGCAGCCGCACCGACACACCCAGGTCGGCATCCCACTTCGCTGCGTACCACTCTGTCGAGGCGACCGCGTTGGCGAGCAGGGCCACGCCACGCCCGAACGGCGGGAGGCTCATCACCTCAGCTTCTGTTGCCGGGGGCAACATTCCGACCGGCGGCAGTTCCCCGAGCAAGGTGGCAAACGTTGCCCGAGGCAACATCCTGGTGTGCTGCCGGCCGGCTACCCGTGGCAGCGCCCGCGACCGCCTCGCCACGTCGGCTCTAGTTGCCATTCGTTGCCTCCGGCATCTAATACGCGAAGAAAGGTAGCGGCACCGGCTGCGTCGCAACCGCGTGGACAGCCCAGGCAGCGGACCGGGCCAGGTCGGAGCGCGGCGACCGGGGAGACACTGACAGGCCTCCCTCCGAGCCTGGCAGTACCCGCATCCCGACGATCTGCGTCGTCAGCTCGGTGCCGCCGTCATGGGTCACCCGGCCGGCGTTCACCAGCTCCCGGACCTTAGGCAGCGCCTGCCGTGTCTCCGCCCGGCCGCGTGTCTCGGTCGCAGCCACGTCGATCTGCGCCACCGCCTCATCATCGGCAATGCTTGCCCCCAGCAACAAAACCGAGTGCGGATGCGACCTGGCCATCCACGCCGCCCACGCACACGCCTCGCCCCGGTCGTGGAACGTCGCACCCGAAACCATGATCCGGCCATCGTCACAAACCCCGGCCACCGCCGCCGCCGCGCCGATCCCGAACCAGTCCTCAACCGCGATGTACAGCCGCTCGGGCAGCTCGGCGTACAGGTTGCTGGCCTGCGACCACAGGTCAGGGTCGGTCACCAGCGGCTCGTCGCGGCCGGTCAGCGCCTCCCGCCGCGCCGGCCAAATGTTCAGCCACTGACTGCGGAACGCCTCCACCGGGTCGTCTTCGTCCGGGTCGTCTGACACGCCACGCTCAGCACGCCGCAACTTCGACTCCAGCAGCCGCGCCCGGTTCGGGGTCCAGTGCGGCGACGCGAGCCGCCACGCCTCCCGGTCATCGATGCTCGCCGTACGCGGTGCGGACCATTCGATCATCAGCGTCGTGGACGGCTCGCCCATTTCCCCGATAGCCGTTGCCCTACGCAACGGATACAGCGACGACGCCCGGCGATGCCCAGTCGAGATCAACCATAGTTGCGCTGAGCAACGATCCCCAAGCGTCGGTTCGATCCCGTCCTCAACCACTTCCGACGCGACACCCCACGCCTCATCCACCAACCCCACCGAAGCGGCGTAGCCGTACACCGAACCCTTGCCCCGCACCAGCCACCGCGAGCCGTCGTCAGTCGAGATCTCCTCCGAGCCGTTCGACTCCCGCACCCCGTAGCCGGCATGCGCCCGGGCCCACACCCGCGCCGGCCGCTGCACCTCCTTGCACACCGGCAGATCCTTCCCGGTGTGCAGCACCAACTGTTCCCCACCGAACCTCCCAGCCTGGTGCAGCCGCCACAACGCCACACCCCGCACACACACCGACTTGCCGACCTGCCGCGCCGTAGAAGTCAAAACGTCGATCCACACCAGCGCGCCGTCAGCGTCATGCTCCAACGCCCGCGTGATCCACAGCTCTTGCCACCAACGCAGCCGCAAACCCGTTGCCTCACGCAACCACTTCGTCGCCTCCGCGCCGTAGCTGTCCACCGCCTGCGGGTGCGGCCCCGTCATCAGCCGGGGCCAGCTCGCATCCTTCGGCACCTCCCGCAGATCATCCAGCCACGGGCACTGATCCCAGACGCTATCGGACGGACCCGGGGTAATCGGGTCAGGTTCGGTGCCTTCGGCAACTAACCGGGATTCGATCGAACCGAACAGACCAACCGTTGCCCCAGGCAACTTGTTTGACTCCCCTAGGGTCTCCAGGCCCGCAGTGGACGGGGACCAGCCAGGCACCGTCTGCGGCGACCCTAGGGGAGAGATTTGTCCAGA